GAGACCAATTTCACAATTATTTACAATTAAAAATATATTATATGATGTTAGTGCTAATACTGAAAACATATACCCTTTAACTTATAATGAATTCCCAAGAATTTTTCCAGATCAATCTAAAAAAGAACAATATGGCTATTACAGATTTATCCAAGAACCACCGACAAGAGATATAAGTTACAATTTTAGTTATCCAGATAAAATAATGAAATTTAATGGAAAAATACATTTAATAACAACCCAATGTTTTTTGGGAGATGAAGAACGTAGATTATTTGCAAATAATAAGCAAGAATATTTGATTAAATTAGTATATGAAACACCAATACAATTAACTCAAAATAATGGAAAAATTACATTTGATAGTAATGGGTTAGTATCTAGTTGGATGTGGTATTTACGCCGTGATGATGCAAAAGAACGCAATGAATGGTCAAATTATACGAATTGGCCATATGAAAATAAAGAGCCCAATAATTTGCAATTATTAGATAAAAGTAGTAGTGGAAATCCAGAATTTATATATTATAATAGTCATATAAATAATGTCAATTATAATCTGGGTGATAAAAAATACTTAAACTCTAACTTAAATTCGGATTTAAATTTATTAGAAGAACTGAAACAAATATCTGATTTATCAAAAAATATTTATATAACAGGAAATGTACCAGATGATTTTAGTCAAAAAAATCATAAAAATATTTTAACAAATTTCGCAATAATTGTTGACGGAAAATATAGAGAAGATATTCGTCCAAGCGAATTATATAGTCAAATAGAAAAATATAATACTTCCAATGGTTATAGTAAAGAAGGATTATATTGTTATAATTTTGCATTATCTACTGATCCATATAAATATCAACCAAATGGAGCATTTAATACAAATAAATTTAAAACAATAGAATTTGAATATAATATTGGTATTAATCCTCCATTGGATAGAGACAATGTTGATTTCAGAACAATTTGTGACCCAGAAACAGGTGTAATAATTGCTACTTCAAAAGACCCGGGGTCAATTTATAAATATTATTATGAGTTACATATAATAGAGGAACGTTATAATATCTTATATTTCCAAAGTGGAACAGCAAATTTAGAATATTCCCGATAATTATTTATTTTCTATTCTTAATTTTAATATATTAAATTTTAATATTTTTAATATATTATAAACGATGGTTCATTTAAGTAACCCAACAATGATAGGTATAATGATTTTTTATTCAATATTAACATTTTTCATAGGTCCTTTGATAACACAAATGTTTTTAGCCGAACATCCCGACCAATGTATAGCAGGATTTTTATTAGGTTTTACAATTAGTGTTTTACTTTGGATGAAATATGGTCGTAAATATGCTAAAAAATGAATATACATTCTATAATTTAGTTTTGGGAACTTTTCGTGTTCCATATCCATTTTTAATACGTGATTTTTTTGCTAATTTTAATGCTTTTGAATTATTTAGGCAACCTTCTACTAAAATATTATAATCTATTGCGGCTGCTTTGCCTCCACTTATTGATGATGCTAAACGTGCAATACCCCAACTATATGACGTTTGGCTTGGACGAGACCCAGATGAATAAAATGCTCCTATTCCTTTTTTAACAATTTTATTTAATGCTTTAATGGAGCAACCAGTTTTTTTTGCTAAATTATTATTGATAACGATTTTATTAACTTTATATATTTTTTCGGCATTTATAAGATGTTGTGATTTTTTATTTTTAAATGATTTTAATGGTTTTCTATTAATATAGATACCTTTTTTATATGCGGCTCTAGATTTTTGAAGTTGTTTTTTTTGTTTTGCTTTATCTTTTTTGGAGAGACGTTTTGGTAAATATTTAACGGGAACATTCATAATTACAAATTCTATTTTATATATTATTTATAAAATAATAATTCATAAATAATATGTTTTTATAATATAAAATAAATTAATAAAAATGAAAGAAAAAATATTAAGATTTGAGAGAGGTCCTCCTGGAAAAAAATATACAGCATTTATTCGAGATAAAAAAACAAAAAAAATACGCAAACTTCATTTTGGAGCATCCGATTATGAACAATTTAAAGACCGTACACCATTAAAATTATATGCTCATAAAAATCATAATACTCGTAAAAGAATGCAAAATTATTTTTCAAGACATTCAGGAACAAAAAAGCGCGGACAAGCAATAGCATTAGAAAAGAAAAAATCTAAAGGTTATTATACTCCGAAAATATTAAGTCATGTATATTTATGGTAAAAATCAAAATTCATATTTTGTTTCATTTGTATTAATATCCAAATCCATATACACATTCTCTAACATATTAGAAAGAAGAGATAAACGAGTTGACTTTGTATCATAAACCATACTTTTAAGTTGAGGAATTTCTGTAATGAGCCGAAAATTAACAGGAGTTGTCGGGATTTTATTATAAACTTGTGGGTTGCTAATTCCGCGAGTTGGTGTAATCTTTCCAACAAGATTGGCTTGTATCATTGAAACCCGCTGAATAGTTGGTTTGGGCATATATGATGACATAATTAGCGCATATGTTGCTGTAGCATAGATAGAGAGCATTTTTTTGTGTTTGGGTAAATATAATTATATAATAATATTGCTATCAATTTTTTTGAGAACCCCCAAAGTATAATAATATCAAAATTTATGAAAATGTTTAAAATTAAATTTTTCTAATAATTTATTATATTGTACCCTTATTTTTCTATAATTTACTGCTTCCAATGTGTTCCATTCATTATCCGGATATTTGTTCAATTTCAAACTAGTATATAATTGTTTTGCTATTTTTTTCCAAAACGCTAAATAAAATTTTCCACTACACATTGATAAACAATATTTTAATATTATTGTTGTTGATGGTATAGATACCATTATTTCATTATATTGATCACTTTCTATTTCTAATGCAAAATCAATGGCAACACAATCTTTAAAAATATAATTTATCCAAGCATTTTGAATTTTTTTTGAAGCATTATTTCTAATATTATTTCTAATTTTAAGAATATATATGCAAATTTCTGTAGGGAGCATTATCCAAGACATTTTTTATTTAATATAATTATTATTTGGTAATAAATTTATTAAATACTATTTATATTATTATCAATTTTATTTAAAACTATTTAAAGATTTAACTCTATTTAAAATGTATGCTAAAAATTCTAATTAATCCTATTTTTACAATATTTATACGGAGCACAAGATGCCCTCATTGTGAAGCCTTTTATTTTTTTTAAGCAGCGTTTTTTAGTGAAGCGACGTGGAAGATTAAAAACTTTCCCATCTTTGTTTTTGCATTTTTTTGCTTTTTTTCCAGTTTTACAACAATCTCTCATTAATTTATATTTTAAAAATAAAAAATATAAATTAAATATTTTTTATTGTTTCATTTTATTGTTTGAATTTTTTCAGGATTTTTTGTTATACTTGCAAAAAAATAGTATATAGTATAACGCCATATAAAATAAAGAAAATCTAAAAATGAAGCTAATATTTTTGGAAATTCTATTAACATATAAATTATCCACATTTATATAATAATTATATTTTAAATTTCATATTTTTTCTTTCTTTAAAAGTTTTTGCTTTACTACGTTGTCCTAAAAATTTGAAATATTTTTTTGTTAAATTATATCTTTCTCTCACATACTTCGCTTTTTTATAGCGAGTTTTTTTATGTTTTAACATTGCTTCCATTCTTACTTTCATAATCATACCAACTTGCCATATACGTTTATGTGGATATTTTTTTGTTTTATATAATCTCTCTAATTTTTTAATAGTTTTTTTAATATCATCAGTATTGCTATATTTAATACTAATAGTATCAGATGGATCTTTATCAATATATACATCAAATGATTTTTTAGGGTCATTAGGATTATAAAGGAATTGTTTCTGGTGGGTTGTCTTGGACATATATTTAATATATTTATTTGTTTTATTCATTATATAATAAAAATAAAACATTTTTATAGCATTCTCTCAAATTTTAT